TCTTCATCCCAGACCAGACATCACCAGGAGTTGCTATTGAGACAGGCGCAGGGCCAGTCATCTTTGGTGGTCGAGTACAGACCAACAAGGGATCTGATGTTGCCAGCGCTGATGAGATAACCCTTGGTGACGCTAACTACTTTGACATCACAGGAACGACAACGATCAATCACATCAATAAGACAGGCTGGCAAGCAGGTTCGTCAGCTGTGCTCCAGTTCGATGCGTCACTTACCGTGACACACAATGCTGGCTCACCAACAGGGACCGAAGCCTCGATCTTACTGGAAACAGCGGGGAACTTCAGCGCAACAGCTGACGACCTCTTACTTCTCTGGTTCGACGGTACGGTCTTCCGTGGCAAACCAGTAGTGATCTAATATGCCATCCATAGGCCCATAAAGGTGTACTTGGTCTACAGGAAACAGTTCCGCCTGACGTTATTGTGCAGAAACCCTATGATTCACCGTTCGCAACGGAGGGATTGTCAGAGTGTGTTCAAGATGATATAATTAGACCATTCAAGATATAGGGTTATGAAAGCTACGTTTACTTTAAAAGACCGTATTGCTCTGTCTAATTCTCTCCCAACTGTTGGGAAGTATGACGAGCTTATTCTGCGTGAAGCAGTCATGAAGAAGATCAGCCTCTCCTCAGAGGATCTGGTCACTTTTAAGGTTACAACGGCTGACAACGGAGGCATGGATTGGGACCATGAGTGCAAGGAGACGTGGGAGTATGAGTTTGCAGCTAACGAGGCCAACTATATCTGTAGCCAACTGAAGAAACGATCGAATGAAGGCAACCTAACAATCCATCACATGAATCTTTACAAGACATTTATTGATCTATGGCAAAACGAGTAGTTTTTTCAGAGGAGGCACGCAGTGGAGTACAGGCTGGCGTAGACAAGCTAGTCGACGCGGTCAAGGTAACGATGGGCGCAAGAGGCCGTAACGTCATCCTCAGCGATGGCCGTGTTACCAAGGACGGTGTATCAGTAGCCCGAGATATTCAGTTAGAAGACCCTACTGAACAGCAGGGGTGTAAGTTGATCCAACAGGCCGCTAACAAGACGAACTATTCAGCTGGAGACGGTACGACGGCTGCATGTGTTCTTGCACAGGCCCTAGTACATGGTGCTAATGAGAAGATTTCTAAAGGCAAAGACGCACAGATCCTCCGTGGAGAGATACTACAGGCCAGTGAGGTCGTACAGGCTGTGCTCCTAAAGGCTGCACGAGCTGTAGACGAAGGAGATATTGAGAAGATTGCCTCAGTTTCAGCAAATGACCCTGAGATTGGTCAGATCGTAGCTGATGCCATCCACAAGGTAGGCAAAGACGCTCTAGTTTCTATTGAAAACTCAAACACTATTGATACATTTACAGAGATTGTAAACGGTATTCGGTTAGATGCTGGTTTTGTTGTCCCCCATTTCATGACCGACCCGTCTAAGGGTGAGTCTAAGTACGATGACTGTGTAGTCCTCTTGTATGAAGACCGCCTCGCAGACGCACAACGGTTGGTAAACATCATCAACCCCCTACATGCCGCCGGTAAGTCTATCTTTATCGTAGCTGACGACTTCGACGGTACTATTGTTAAGACATTGGCAGTGGCACGAGTACAGAATGGCCTAAAGATCAACGCAGTCAAGATCCCTTCTCTTAACAAGGAAGATTGGATGGATAACCTAGCTGTATTCACAGGAGCAACGGTGATTGGTGGTGATGGTGGCCTCAGCTTAGAGGACTTCAAGTCAGAGCACCTCGGAACACTCCGATCTGTACGGTCCACCGCAGAAGATACGACAATGGAATGTGCGATGACCAAGGAACGTCAGGCAGCTATCAAGGAACGCGCTGACTACCTAGTCGCACGCTCTAAGGAGTTCACAGGCAACAAGCGAGAAGACTTACGAGACTTAGCAGCACGTCTATCTGGAAAGATGGCGGTCATTAAGGTCGGTGGGAAGGTAGATGCTGAGATCGGAGAGTTGAAGGATCGCATCGAAGACGCCGTAAACGCAACCAAGGCAGCTATGGAGCTGGGCTACGTTGTGGGTGGTGGCATTGCTTACTTGAACACTATTGGATTTATCAACATCGAAACAGATGGTGCAGATGTGGTAGTTAAGGCTCTTGAGTCTCCAATCAGACAGATTATTGCCAACGCAGGGTTCAATGGGAAGAAAGGCCGTGGAGCCGATAAGATCGTAAAGACGTGCCTAGGGACAGGTGACGGGTTTAACGCGCTCACAGGGGCCGTAGAGAACCTACAGGACGCAGGTATCATTGATCCAGTGAAGGTAAGTATCAATGCTCTCATCAATGCAACGGCTGCGGCTAACCTTGTGCTTACGACCGAGGCAGTGATTACGAACGAGTAGTATGGAGTGGCTCTTAGTAGCAATCCTCCTGATTCTCCTGGAGATATACCTGAAGGAGAACACCGAGAAGACGGTGGTCGAGCACCTCAGACAAGGCTTAAAGAAGACTGAGTTTGACGTCATCGAACCAGAAACAACCATACAAGAACTCTTAGACGAAATACCAACAGAAGAATTATGAAACTAAAAGCAATCGGGGTTTACTTCCTCATCCAACCACTAGAGCCAGAGGTCAAGGAAGGCGAGATCATGGTGGCCACAGAGGCTAAGGAAGAGAAAGACACAGGCACAGTCCTAAGCATCGGTAAGGGCTATGAGGCCAAGGAAGTCAAGGTAGGAGACACAGTGCTTTATAAGAAATACGCCCCCGACGCATTCAAGCATGAGGGTGAAGAGGTTTACCTGGTCGAAGAGCAGGATGTGATGGCTGTATGCCAAGGGTAAGATCAAAGTTCGAGATGTCTCGCTCCAAGAGACGGGACATAGAACGCCAGCAGAGATGGTTCAAAGATGATATAATACAACCATTAGACACCAACGGTAAGAAGAACCCGAAGTTCCTCAAGCGCTTCGGAGAGCCTGAAGACATCAAACTTAAAAGAAAATAAACATGTACATCATCCAAGCCACAATGGTAACTGGCCAACAGTTCCAGCTCACTAAGGATGAAGCCCTACGACCTGACTTCTCTAAGGATTGCATAACACTCCAACTAGACGATGGGACTATTGATCTCAACGTAGCCCACATAGTGTCGTTCACCTGCCAAGAGGTAACAGAGGAGCAGTTCAAAGCTATGCAAGAGAAAGCTAAGGAGAAACCTGAAGAGGTGAAAGTAGCCTAGTCCCCCACTCCCCCACCGATATTGTTCAACGATAGAGCACTTTTACATACATACACCCCAGTAGGGGACAGAGGATATATGAAGAAAGTAAAGGACTTACTACCTGCTGACTACAACCCGCGCAAGATCAGCACGGGCCAGCTTAACAAGTTAGTAAAGTCTATCGAGGAGTTTGGTTTCGTAGAGCCTGTAGTGATTAACAAAGACAACACCGTCATATCCGGCCACCAACGCTTAAAAGCAGCCCACGCCCTCGGAATGGAAGAAGTGCCAGTGATTCAGATCGACATACCCAAGGGCAAGGAGAAGGCATTGAACATTGCAATGAACCGTATTAGTGGTGAGTGGAACGAGGGCAAGTTGCAGGAGCTACTGGCAGAACTTACAGACGAGGAACGAGCATTGACGGGCATGGAGGAGAAAGAGCTGGCAGAGGCCCTGGCACTATGTATAGACGAGGATGGGCTGTCAGATGATTTCTCACTAAAGGATGGCGACAGATCACCGTTTACACAGATCACATTTACACTGGCCGATGCACAGGCCGAGGAGATAGTCGAAGTATTGAAAAGGGTTAGTGGCACACAGGAATACAAGCAGCTAGATTATCACGGGAATGAGAATCGAAACGGAAACGCGCTATTCGCATTAGCAACACTATGGGCCTCGCAAAACACATAAAAGTTAAGGTCATCCCCTCTAAGGTGGCGAACCTGTTTGTAAAGAAACATCACTATTCTGGCAAGGTGGTACGACATAGCTCGCTACATTTCGGGGCGTTTTTAGAGGGCCGACTGCATGGTGTGATGAGTTTTGGCAGTCCATTGGATAAACGCAAGGTACTTGGGTTGGCGGTGGATCAGGACGGAAACCCGTGTAAATGGAACGAGATGCTCGAATTGAACCGCATGGCGTTTGATGACAGCCTTCCAAAGAATAGCGAAAGTCGGTGCATAGCAATAGCAATACGATTATTGAAGAAGAACGCCCCGCATATACGATGGATATTGTCGTTTGCGGACGGTACGCAATGCGGCGATGGGACTATTTATAGGGCTAGTGGATTTTCTTTGACCGGCATTAAGACAAACCAGAATACCTGCTTACTGCCGTCTGGCGATGTAATGCACAAGATGACGCTTGAATCTAATCCAACATCTCCACGAAAGGAGCTTGGGGGGCAATCTTATTACAAGCTGACCGGTGGAAGGTATAACTTCAAGCAGTATGTTGAAAAGGTTGATGGAAAAATCCTCGTTGGCTTCCAGCTGCGGTACATAAAAACAATAGACCGGTCATACAGACTGGCCGTTCCAAAAATACCGTTCTCCGAGATAGGGGCTAGAGGTGCTACAATGTATAAAGGGGTTAGACCAACGGATGCCGGTCACGTTCATTCACCTGCATGATCCTAGCCCTTTTACCGTCTAACTCATAACGTGCAATACGTTCGTTTGGGGGCGCATTATAAGAACGCTGTATATCCTTCCATGCAAGGCTAATATCGTTAAAAAGTTGAATCTTATAGTAGGGGTATTTCATACACTTGGAGAGTACCACTGAACCTATAAAAAGCAAGTAAAATACGCGGATAAAGCATAGTAGCGATGTGATGCTATCCCATAGCATAGAGGGCGGTGCAATCCCGACCTATCCGCTCCAAACAAAGCAAAGTTAGTAACAGGATAACAGGATATGGCTGGAAAAGGACAAGGTGAACATAGTGCCGAGAACGGCAAGAAGGGCGGACGACCTAAGTCAACGGCCACGTTAAGGGCGCAAATGATGAGGGAAGCGTTGTCTAAGGAGGTGGAGAAGGACAAAGAGGCTTACTTCGAGGCATGGAAAGACTTAGCACTAGGCCATTTCCTACAGGTGACAGACAAGGACGGCAATGTAACCAAGGTTTATAAGAAAGCACCGGACGGCAAAGCTCTAAAGGACATACTGGATCAGACGATGGGTAAAGCACCGCAACAGCTTGACGTGACAACTGATGGGGAGTCTCTTAATAAGATTGAAGTCAACGATCCAGAAGCACTAGCTATTGCTAAGAAGTATGACGCTGAACTTAGAAAGCTACATGAAAAGGGTTAAGTTTTAACAAGGGGTTATGAACTGTAAGTGCAAGAATGGCTGTGCTCCCAAAGGTCGCCACGTACCCGCTTGTAACACAGCCGGGAGCCATTCCGGTTAGACGACAGATGAACCTCAGTGACTTCTCAATTCACCACTGGATCAAAGAGCACGGGATGAAGACAGAGACCGGTGTTCCTCTTGACTTTGACGACCACCTCTTCATGTATGACATCTACTCGGACTTCTCTCCGAAGATGGTATGCAAGAAGGCAGCCCAGATCACCTTCACCACCATGATGATCTTCAAGCTATTCTATATAGCTCAGAAGAAGAAGATGGATGTCATCTACACTCTCCCAACGGGTAATGACGTGAAGGACGTAGTGGGCGCTAAGATCAACCGAATCATTGACAACAACCCTGTACTACAGGAATACATTGATAGAGACTCTGTTGAACAGAAGCGTGTAGGCAACTCAGTAGTCTACTTCCGTGGAACGATGACGACTCGTGCGGCTCTATCCATTTCGTCAGACTGGAACATCTACGACGAGCTGGACCGCTCAGACATGAACATCGTGGATCAGTACTCCACTCGTCTACAGCACAGCAAGTATCAATGGGAGTCGTATTTCTCCAACCCATCAGTGCCAGGGCATGGAGTGGATAGATACTGGGAGAGATCAGACCAGAAGCATTGGTTTATAAAGTGTGGTGGATGCAAGGAAGAGCAGTACCTAGACTTCCCTGAGTCCATTTGTTTTGAAAGAAAGGTCTATCAGTGCAAGTCTTGCCATAAAGCGCTTACACGTAAAGAGAGGCGCTTAGGAAGGTGGGTGGCTAAGTACAAGGACAAGGAGTTCTCTGGTTATTGGATCAGTCTGCTCATGGCTCCCTGGGTGTCAGCGGCAGAGATCATCGAGAAGTATGAGACCAAGCCACGAGATCAATTTGACAACTTCGTACTAGGGCTAGAGCATCATGGTAGTGGTAACTCTGTCTCAGAAGAGACAATCATGCAGAATGTGACTAGTGAGGTGAACACACAGGAGGGCCGGATAGTCATGGGACTAGATACAGGGCTTACGCTCTGGTACGTCGTTGGTAACAAGGATGGCATCTTCTACCACAACAGCGCAGAGAGCTATGATGAGATAGAATCTCTTTTACGACGCTACCCTAAGATGATTATCGTAGCTGATGCACACGGGGATCTCATCAAGATCAGAGAGCTTCAAGAGAAGTATCAGGGACGCATCTATCTATGCTATTATTCGGTAGACAGTAAGCATCGAGAGCTTATCCGATGGGGTGAGAAGAAGGACCACGGCATTGTCCATGTTGACCGTAACAGGATGATCCAGTTCGTGATTGATGAGTTCACCACCAAGCGTATAGCTCTTAATGGAACATACGATGAGTGGTTCGAGTTTTCACAGCACTACAAGAACCTTTACCGGATGGCTATAGAGAACAAGCGACTAGGGATCATGGAGCGCAGATGGGAGCATAATGGCCCAGATCACTACGCTCACGCTACATCGTATTGGCGCACGGGTATGAACAAGTTTGCAGATGGTGGATTACAGGTTGCAGGGACAGTTCCGATTGATTCGTTCCAGAAGGGAGTAGAGGTTGACTATGACGGCAGTCTCCCACGTGAATATACAAAAGGAATCTTATTACCTGATAAAAACAAACATGATTGGAGAAATGGTTAGGATCGAGATGTCCCCCCGTGATATCGAACGATTCAAGATGTTTCAGCAGTATTACAGCGTGTTTAACACGATTGTGTCTGAGGTTACGATTATGCACGCCGCAGGCAAGAGCGGATCTATCACGCTTCACGTTAACCATGAGGGCATGATAGATGGCATAAAGACTGATAAATGGGTGTACAGGCGCAAATAGGTGTGCTACAATTTAGTTAATAAAACCCTTTCCATTCGAAGGCGGGTTGCCATTTTGGTGACTCCCCTTTTTATTTTATGAGCATACTTTCAAACGGCTATTACTCCCTACGCGCCCGAATCAACAAGGTCGGGAACGATACAGGTGAGGAAGAACAAGAAGGAGTAGCATCGTCACTCACTCCAGAGCTTGAAGTAGATTTAGACGAAGATGAGTTGATTAAGTTGGCCAACCAATGGAAGAAGAACTGGGATAAGAAGATTGATTCCCTACCTGACCTTCGACGAGAGAACGAACATTACTGGCTAGGCATCCAGAGCGACTATCAAGGTGGTCGGTCCGGTCATGGTCACCACGAGAACAGAGACAATGTTCTCTTTGAGGCTGTAGAGACTTTTATTCCACTGGCTACAAGTGCTAATCCAGAGCCATTAGTGGTAGCAGACAACACAGTAGAAGGCGAAGATCTAGCAGATACAGTGCGAAAGCAGCTCACATACATCGCTGATACCTCCCGATTGAAGCTGGACCTCAAGCGTGCAGTGCGTTTCTGGCTCTTGTACTACGTGGGAGTGGCTAAGATTAGCTGGGATTTCCCTTCAGATGAGATCAAGACAGACGTTATCCGTCCTCAACAGCTCATCCTAGACCCAGAGGCTAGTGTTGAGTCAGCTGAATACACAGGTCAGTACATCGGTCATGTGCGTAAAGACACGGCTGAGACGCTTGTTAAGCGCTTCCCTAAGAAGAAAGAAGAGATCAAGAAACTGGTAAAGGACAAGATGATGACTGAGCTTCGATACACCGAGTGGTGGACTACTGACGTTCTCTTCTGGAAGGTGAACGACATCATCCTAGACATTAAGCGAAACCCTCACTGGAACTACAACTCGACACGAGAAGAGGTAACTACAGATGAGTTCGGTGTAGAGACTACTGAAGAGGTAGAAGAACGTGGCCGCAACCACTTTAGTGAGAGAAAGATGCCATTTGTATTCCTTTCAGTGTTCAACGTAGGCAAGCATCCTTACGACCAGACTTCCCTTGTTGAGCAGGTTATCTCCATCCAAGACTCCATTAACCTCCGACGACGCCAGATTGACGCCAATGCCAGTCAGATGAATACCAGCATCATTGCTGACGCTGATGTGGTTACGAAGGAGCAGTTAGCACAGGCAGCACGAGCTTTGGCCGTTGGTTTGCCTATTCGTGTCTCAGGTGGTGAGCGGTCAGTTGGTCGCAATAATGTCCCACCCCTACCTAGCTTCGTCTTTGATGCCCTTATTGATGACCGAACACAGCTACGGAATATCTTCGGTGTTAGTGGCTCTAGCCCCCAAGGAGTACGTGGAGAGCGCACAGTACGTGGAAAGATCCAGATTCAAGGCCAAGATGCAGACCGTATTGGAAGCGGTATCGGTGAGTATGTTGAAGAGTTTGCAGACGGTATCTACAACTGGTGGGTGCAGATGATGTTCGTCTACTACAACGAGGAGCACCATGCGGCTGTTGTAGGCAAGGACAGCGCTATGGAGTTCACCTCCCTACGCCGTGACGACTTTAATAAGAAACTATTGGTCAGCGTTAAGCCAGGATCTCTTGTGCCAAAGGATGACCTTACGAAACGTAACGAGGCTATTGATCTATGGGCAGCAGGAGCTATCGACCCAGTGACACTGTTTGACAAGATTGGCTACGCAGATCCTAACGACGCGGCTAAGCGGCTATTCCAGTGGCAATCCAACCCAGCGTCCCTATTCCCGCAGGAAGCGCAGCAGGCAGAAGCACAGGCCCCACAGGAAGTTCCAGTAGAGGGAGCATTGCCGCCACTACCTCCTATACAAGAAGCTCTTAACCAAC